GTATTCCGTTTTTAGTGAAGCCACAAGAAATAGATGAGAATATAAACCGTAACCATTTTTTCACTGATATGTTAAGTAGGTTGCGAGCAAGTGAATTAAATGAAAAACCGATATGCCAAAACCCACAATCTCAAAATTAGATGTATCAAGTATTGCGACAGAAGCACGTATTAAAGAGATGCTTGTTTATGTGCAGAAGTTGAATACCGAAGTGCAAGGGATTGTGTTGAAAAGTTTGAACTTGAAATTAGACGATGCAAACCTTAAAAAACAAATATCTGCTATTCAAGGATTGGCGAGTGCTTCTGAAACGCAGTTGAGAGAGTGGTTGATAAAGAATATACCGCAACAATATGTTGATGGTATGAACATTACGAATGGTGCGTCTGGTGAAAATAAAATTGACTTTGCAGATTTTCAAAAAAGTGATGCGTTTGTGTTTCATCGTGATGCTATAAACTTATTACTCAAAGATAGTTATTTAGAGTTTGCGAATACAATGACTGGATTGGTGCGTGGTGCTGAAAAAACTTTGAATGAAGTTGCAAAGCGACAGATACGTAGTAAAATAGTTGTAGGTGAAATTGTTGGGTCTGATGTCCGTACGATTGCGAGAGATATTAAGCAAGGACTGCAAGAGCAAGGGTTTAATATAATGTTTAATAAATCTGGTAGACGTGTTGACTTACCTACATATTCTGAAATGCTTGCACGTACACAATTAGTGAGAACAGCTAATGAGGGAGTGATAAACCGAATGACTGAAACAGGTAATGACATTGTAGAGTGGAGTGCATTTGAAGATGAAAGAGAATGTCCTATCTGTGGAAAACTTGATGGACAGATTTTTTCAATTTCTGGTGACAGTGAAAATTACAAGCAATTACCTGATATTCCTGCGCACCCGAACTGTCGTTGTGCATTATTGCCAAGACCAGAATTGAGTGGATAGTGTGTTGACAAGATTGTAAGGTTTGCTAAAATGAGTGTATAAATTGTTTGGTGTGCTTTTAAGAACACCGCACAGTTGGGTGAACTGTATAAAACACTCATAGGGTTAGTCACCCTTAATAAAAATAAAGACAACAAATATGTTGATACAAAAAGACGGAAAGTATTTTCAGTCGGACGATAAAGGTGAATTGCTTTTGAATGATAAGCAAGAACCCATTGAAGCGTCCCCAGAAGATGTACAAAAGTTTCTTGACGAAGAAGCGGCAAAGAATAATCCTGACAATCCTGATGCCCCAGAACATCAAGATGATAGGGATAAAAAAGGTGACGAAGTTCCGCCAGCGAACGAAGATAAGCCCGATGTCGTAAATATGTCGGAAGACGATATTGCGAAAGAGGCAGAAAATAGTCCTGTGTTGGCACGTGTCCTTGCTGAACGCAATGAGGCACAACGGAAACTTTCTGATGCTGAAACAAATCATCAGAAAGAACTTGACGAACTTGCGAAGAACGATAAAGGTTTCGGTTCTCTCTATAAAACAGAGGTGGAAAAGAATACGAAACTTGAAAGTGAATTGAATAAAGCCAATTCATTATTGAGAGAATATAAAACATCTCTTGATAACGTTGTGAGTGAGTTCTTAAAGTATATTCCGAAAGAGAAACAGTCGCTTATTCCTGCTGACTATTCTGCGAAAAAGAAATTGGAGTATATCTTGTCAAATGCTACCGCTTTGAATGTTGACAGTATTCTTGTTAAGGGTAGTAAAGTTCCAAAGAACGAAAACGAACCCGAACTCTCTCGTGAGCAAACGCTTGTGAAAGAGATAAATGAGTTGATGGCAAAACCAAAATTGACACCAACCGAGCAGTCCCTCTTGAATGAAAAATCAAGGGAACTGAAAAGTATTAGAGGTATCAAATAATTAGTAATTTAATCTTTTTCTACTACTATGGATTTAGGACTTCATACAACGTTGTCTGACGCAAACAGCAAACTTGACCCCGAAGTAATTGCAGTCGCAAAACAGGTGTCACCTAACCTTTCCGATGCGTTCGGAAAAGTATGGGATTTGTTCTCTGTGCGTCAAGCACCGTTTGAAACTGATAAGTTTCAGGTTTTAGCACGAACCTTTACACAACCCGAAGTTGTAGTGCAAGCGTCTGGTTCAGGCGCAGATTGGGACACTAACAGCGACATCACTGCCCTCCCTGTTTCATCGGGAACGATTGACCGCATTACCATTGGTGATGTGTTGCAGGTAGAAAGTGAAATTGTTGTTGTTAAAAGCGTAGACCGCAGTGGTAATACCATTGATGTCTATGAGCGTGGTGCTGGTGAAAGCGCCGCCGCCGCACACGGAACTGCCGCTATTACCGCTTTGGTAATTGGACACTCCGCACGTGAGGGACGAGTAGATGTAGAGTCACTTTCTGAAACTACGGAAGTGATTGACAACTACTGCCAGTTGGTTGAAGAAAGTATTGACCTTTCATTTGCCGATAGCGAACAAGCACGTAAAACTGGACGAACCGAAGATACTTTGAAAGCGGAAGCGATGACACGTGTTATGCGTAAATTAGCACGTACTGCGATTTACGGAGTTGCTCGTGAGAACACATCAACTATTCCTGCGCTCACTCGTGGGTTGCTTGGCTGGTTGACGTACTCTGGTGCAATCACCACGAACGTAGGAGGTGCGTTTACCGAAGATGCTCTCTTAGACATCTTGCAGGACGTTCGTATCAAAGGAGGTACAATCAATGCAATCGTAATGAGCGTTGAAAACAAAAAGGTCTTTAATATGTTTGACGGTGCAGGTATTACTTCGGTAATGCGTGATGCTGAAAAGCGTATGGCTGGACGTATTGTTGATGTATATTTGGCTGACGGTTTTGGTGAAATCCCAGTAATCGTTGACTTGGATATGCCGAACGATAAAGTTGCAGTAGTGAATACCAATAAACTCTCAAAGGGTTGGAAGATGAACGATGAGTTGCGCTTCGTTGATGAGGGTAATGTTTCATCTCGTGAGAAGAAACAAACCTTGCAAGGGAAGTTTGGATTGGCTGTTGAGGGAGTTGGTACTACTCACGGTGTGTTGACTGGACTTACTACTGGACAGTCAGGGTCTTAGTTGAACTGAAAGGGGGCAGGGTATAATTGCTCTGCCCCCTCTTGGTATTAAAAAGTAATAATTGTTTCTACTACTATGAACAAAAATGAATTAAAAAAGTTGGATATTGAAGCGTTAGTAAAATTGGCTACTGAAAAAGGTGTTACCGTACCAGATGGTGCGAGTAAAAAAGATGTTATTGACTTGATTGTGGTTGCTGAAAAAGCGTCAAAGCCAGAGAATAAAACCACAAGCAACGAACCGAAGAAAGATGTCATTTATTATTTGTTAAAGGTAAAGTGTTTCGTGTCCTCAACCGAAACGTGGCAGAAAGGATTGTACCGTGTCACTCGTCCTATCGCACGATTAGATGGTTCAAGCAAAGAATACGTTGAACGATTTGATGGTACTATCCCAGAAACTTCTATTATGGAAATTGCTAAAATGTTTGGAGTTTCAACCCATTACTACGAGGGAAACAAACACGTGAATAAAAAGCCAGAGGAAATCTTAAATGCCGTTGCCATTGATAAATAACTTCTATGATACAAAAGCGTAAATCAAAAAAGGGCGAAGTGCCTGTCGTAAAGCGCAAGAAGAAAAAGCGCACTACGATAATAAGCAATTCATAACCTATGTATACCGACCAAGCAACTATTGAAAGTCATCTCGGAGTTACCTTTGCGTCTTCTGCTTTGGCTTTTCTTACTCTCGCAATAAACGCTGTTGATGAATACATTAACACTGAAACTGGAACATCTTTTGGTGAACCAGAAGAATACGAGGAAGAAACAATGAAGTACGATGGTAATGATAAAGAGTGGCTTGAAATAGATGACGTATGTGAAATCTCAAAAGTGACTATTGATGGAGTTGAGCAAGTTGCGGGAACTGACTACGTTGCATATCCAGCGAATGAAACACCTAAACAGTATATTCGCTTGATAAATGAAACGCCTAAGAACTCACGACTTATGAAATCAGCACCGTTTGTATTCACAAAGGGAGTACAAAACATTGAAGTGACTGGTAAGTTCTATTATTCGGAGGAAGTACCAAACGCTATAAAAGTTTGCGCTACGTTATTGGTTGGTGCATTAGTAAAAAACGCTGTTAATAATGCTGGTACTCGTGTAATAGCAAGTGAGAGTATCGGTGACTATAACGTATCGTACGAGAGTATTGCGACTGCCGCAGAAACGGTAAATGCGAGTGCTTTCCTTTCACAGTTCATAAGACCAGTGAGAAGTGAGAGTGGTTTTATCGTTTAATTTCGTATGACATTTTCAACTTTGTTAAATAAAACGTGTACTATACAGAAACAAACTAAGACCCAAACTGGCACTGGTTCTGTTTCAGTATCGTGGACGACAAGAGCGTCTGGTGTAAAAACAAGATGCTCACCGCAACGAAGTGCTGGTGTATCAAACGAATTAGGTACGGTGACAGTCGTGAACTATAACTTTTACTTTGAACCGACAGTGACGATTGAGCAAAGTGACCGCATATATTTTGAAAGTGAGTATTACGAGATAACGCTTGTTTCAAAAGTAAGCAACAATCATCACATTGAAGTTCTTACAAGTAAGGTTTCACTGCAATGAGCATAGTAAACTTTCAACAGTTCTTTAAGAAGATTGATGTAGAGCGTAAAGTTGCTGATGTTGTTAAAGACAATATGGACAATCTTGCGCTTATGTTTGAGGCGGAAGTGAAAGAACGTACACCTGTACGAACTGGTCGCTTGAAAAACTCAATGGTCGGTGAAGTGACTGGTGCGTTCTCTGCACGAGTTTCTACAAACGTAGTGTATGCGCCATACGTTGAGTATGGTACATCACGTTCAGAACCGAGAGCAATGATACGCAATGGTGCAGAAAGTATGAAAACCAAAGGTCTTGATTTTCTGAAAGATAAACTTAAAAACCTTTCGTAATATGTTAGAGGAAGCATTGTATACAACTTTGAAAAATGATGCGGATATTTCCGCAAAAGTAAAAGATGGAAGTGTCTATCATATCTATCCGCTTCGTTTCCCAGAGGGTCTGACATTAACGAACGGCTATGCGCTTACCTATACAGAAATCAGCCAAGAGTTAAATTATCCGTTGGTGCGACAAAGTATTTTTCAGATAAATGCTTTTGGTGATACGTTTGAGAAAGCACGTAATCTCGCTGATGATGTGTTTGACGCATTAAATGATTTGTCTGAAATGTTATTAGGAGGTACGTACCCGATAAACTATATTAAGTTCAGAAACCGTCAAGCATTGTTTGATGCAACTGCAAAGTTATGGTATTATTCGGTAGACGTAGCAATTAAGTATTAACCAGAACGCTTATGAGCAAAACAGAAAAAAAGATTGATAAAGAGGTTGCAACTGAAAGCGTAGAACCGAAAAAGAAAACGGCAAATGTAATAGAGTTGGAGTGTATAAAAAATACATTCTTACCAGATGGTACTTTCGTAGGCGTTGGTTCACATATCAAAGTCGGTGTGGATTACGCAGAGAAAGTGATTGTTGAAAAAAGTAGTCCGTTCAAATTAGTAAAAAAATAATTTTTAAGTATGAGCCAAACAACTATTCAAAAGGCAGAAGCAATCCGCAAGGGTTCTGTAAAGGTTGAAATCGGTGACGATTTTAACACGTTGGTAGACATCGGTGCTATTCGTGACCCAAAATTAACCTCAATGGTTGAACCGCAAAACATTGAGTTTGATAATGCCGATGATTTACGACAATTCGCAGAGGGGGACAAGGTTCAGTTTTCATTCGTGTTGACTGAAATAAATCTCACAAATCTTGCGAAGTTTGATGGTGGATTGATAAACATTTCAACCACTGCGGCAAGTCCAGTTTCGGTGACAAATGAAATCATTGCTGTTGCTACCGATACCGCTATACGACTTGCGCATAAAAATGGTGCAAATACTAAGGTGACTATCAGCGCAGTCAATGTGGCTGGTGGTGGTGCATCAAAAGTTGAGGGAACTGATTATGAAACGTTCGTAGACGCAGATGGGTATACGAACATCGTACCGATTGGTACTGTGTCCGCATCGTGGGAAGTTGACTATACCTACACTCCGAATGCTTCAAAAACGATAACCTTTAACAAAATCGGAACAAAGACCTTGAAAGTTTTGCGTGTGTCAAATACTGATGCGAACAGCAGATCAGAAGAGCACACGTC